CGGCTCAACATCTCTCTCGCAGTAGATCCTTTGTTAGCAAGTATCGCAACGGTCTTTTCAGCGTGAAAAATAACATACCACAGAATGTAAATTACCGATGAAATAGATTTACCTGATTGGCGACATGCGAGGACAATGTTGAAGCGATTCTCGTTGAACTGCTTGAACATGTTCTTTTGATACTCGTACGGGATAAATGGCACTAACCCCTTATCCAGCGATATCACTTTAACATATTTCTCAACGAAATAGATAGGATCATTCATACACTTCACGTACTCATCAACCTCTTCCGCTGAGAACTGAGTCTTAAGCCCGTCCTTTTTCACTAGCGGGTTACCCATGTAACCGCCATTACCATTTACTAAAATTTCAGACATCTACTGATTCATCTTTACTTCTGCCTTTAAGATACTTTTGCAATTCTGTAGTTGATCCAACAAAAATAGAATTATTAGTAGTTGTGCTTGAAGGCCCACCTTTTTCTTGAGTGATGTCTTTCCGCATCTTCTGCAATTTAACAAGATCGTGTGTCATCTCGCTAGTGTGTTTTATCATTGTTGACAATACTTCAAATGCTCTAGGATGCTCTGACTCCGATGCAAGCGCCATCATCTGATTGATCGATTCGCACGACTGATCGATTAGCATCTTCATTTTATCTCGAGAGTACTCAACATCTGTCTCGGTGTCACTCGCTATCTGATAACCTGAAACTTCAGTTTGAGGCCTTTGCGTTATTTCAAGATTTTCTGCTTCTTCAATTATTTCATCTTCACGATCCATGATCAAAACCAAATGTAGTTGTTATAGTATCGGTGCTATCAAGCGGCGCTGTATCGCCCGCTGCCACTGCAACACGGATATTTGTATTATTAACGCCGTAAGGATTAGCTGTTTTTAGGCTTGTGTCGACGCTATCAAATAAGAACGTGTCAACCTTTCTTATGAGGCCTTGCTTACTTACTCCACCGGCAAACTTCACTTTCATACTAAAATCAAGAGTGTACATGATAGTTCTCCTTGTATCAAAATCACCCTCATAATCATCGTTCATTGAGATTGAATTTAGTATGATAGGAACATCAGTAGTAGTGTTCTTCCCTTCAAGTTCTTTTATACTTACAGTGTACTCAGGAGAAAATGTAGGTAGAATCTGTTCTACTATTTGTAGTGCTTCATCTTGATTGAGAGCATAAATATTTAATTGCATTCCGATAATATATGGAACACTTTGATACAGAGTATTAACATTATCGCTATCACCATCAATCGGAATCATCTTCTTGTTGAAGCGATTCAGCTTACTCTCGTTGTCATACTCTATCGAAGTAATCTCGAAACTAATCCTAGGTAGTTTGATCGCGATCGTTTCTGAAGTAGAACCAGATGCATCTGAACTGATCCGTGCAAGAAATTTCTTCCTAGGACCATACGCAACAGGCACTTTTTCTTCTGTGGCTCCAGGTCGAAGGATCTTAATGTTGTTGAATAGTGTACCAAAAACAGCTACAGATGTTCTGACTGTTTTGTTATAAAAATGTGTTCCGCTTAGCATATCTTAAGTTGTTATGTTTGGCATTCCGAATGGATTATTCTTAGTAAAATCAATGAATGAATTACCTTCAGTTTCAAAATCTGTATTGTCCGCGTAAGGATCATTATCGTCGATCGTGCTAAATGCATCTACTGTTGAAATTACGTAAGAAGGATTAGGACTATTCTGTGATCCTGATACATTACCCCATGAGCCCTCTGTTTTAACAAAGCCAGTATTGCTACTATCACTTGCGAGCTGGTTGGTGACATCTATATAATTAGTTCCGATAACGGCAACTTCACCTGTCACTGTTATTGTTCCGTTAGTCTGAGTAACATCTTCACCAACAGCAAATGTTCCTGCTCCGCTTCCTAAGTTTAAGCGAGTTCGTACACCGAACTTTATTTCAAACTTGTCAACCTCTGATACACCCGTATCAATCTCTTGATTGTTGTATTCGAACTGTTGACATGACAATTTAAATGTAGGAACGTTCTGAAGTTGATAGAACGGGGTTTCATCTTCAACGTAATTAATTTCAAATAAACCATTAACAAGTGGGAAGTATATCAGATCACCTTCTTGAGGTCTAACTTCTACTGGATCCTGGAACCTCGATACGAGTTGTTCCCAACGTCTATTTGAAACAATAAGATTGATGCTGTCTCGTATTTCTACGCCGAACTTTGAAAGCAAGTCACCATCACCACCGAAACCATCAGTGTTTTCAACATACATTTCAATCTGATGCGCAGCACCAAATTTCGCAAGGGCATCCTCGTTAAATATAGAATCAGTATTTACAATACTCCTAGGAATATAAAACACATCATGTCCATAAATCTTAAGAGCCTCTATAGTAATATCTTCATAGAGTCTCTTTTCAGGAGTTGACCCCTGATTAAAATATACGTTCCTTGGCATCTTATCCTATAAAATCTAATGGTGGTAATTCGTGTTCAAGACGAATCTTCTCTTCAAGCTTTTCAATATCAGCGATAGCATCATCGTATATTTGGCGGCCGTTCATCGTAACACCGCCAGGTAGAACCATACCCTCGAATTTAATAAGATTCAATCCCCATTGCCTCTTAACTAATGCAGTAGTATATCTCTTTAAAAACATATCGTTGTATACCGTAGTGAAACTCTCTGGATCAACAGCGCTGTATCCGTCAAACACGACATAGTTTCCTACTCCGAGATCTTTTAGAGCATCTGTGTGAAAATTCACTCGTCCCTTATGTCGACTGTATTGGATCATTTCATAGACGCCGTTTATATTACGGTCGATTAATGAAAGATACTGCTGAGTCAATTCGTAATTAACGATACCGCCAGATGCTCCGCCCAAATCGAAAATATCATTTAGGTGCATTTGATAATCTACTGAAAAAAGCGAGGTTCCAGAATTAGTATTACTTATATTAAATACATTATTGATCGATAAGATATTTGTAGCAGGAGAGATCGCGATATATCCATTAGTAATATCAGTTTGAGTTACCTGATGCTTCAAGAGATTACGAACTACAGCATCACTATGAAAATCTTGATAGAATTGGATTGCCTCATCAACACGGTCTTCGATCTGATCGTCATCAACATTAATTTCGATGACAGGATGGCCTAATGCTCTTAAGCAATAATCAATAAGTTTCTGTCTTGTATTTGGTATAGCCATATTATCTATTTATATAATAGCAGATGAAGAACGCGCTGCGTACAGTTTTTATTTATCTAATGTTATCTCGGCATTGATCTGCTTAAGCGTTAAACAACTGTATCATCGACGACTGGTGCTTCCTCTGCGAGTGTTTCATTAGCAGCTGCTTCCGCCGCGGCGAATTCCGCTTCAGCGAGTTGTTCTGCAGCCATCATGACTTCAAGTTCTTGCTGTTGATGCGCAATCAAGACAGGTAATGCATCGCCAACTGCTTTAAATGCTAAGGCAGCTTCGGGAAATGCTTCTATTGTCTGCCAAAATGGAACTGTCACGTTACGACTATCCTCAATCAGTCGTTCTCCGCTTTCTTGGTCAAAGGGGCAATAGTTAATGCTTATATAGTCATTCCCAGATGCTTCAGCCGCGTTCACTGTTAGATCAAGGATATACGCCTGAGCAAAGTCTTTAGCTGGAGAAGCGATTACAGCATCGCGCGAAGTAGGTTCGGTTAGTTGAATAATTACTGACATGGTATTATTATTTATATCAACCAGGTTTACGCGCCAGATCAACTGTGTAATTTTTATTTTCAAACATGATATTTTAAATATTCACTTCAAGCAAATCTACATCTTTGCGTGTTCCAGAGATTATGTAACTATATTGACCATTTGTTGCTAGTCCACCAACTCTAACTCTGATGTTATTACGTTCTAATACAAACAAGTGTTGCACTTGATCAATTGACGTGAGATGAACTGTGATGCTATCTTCATGAACAAGCCATTCCCACTCTTCTGGTAGTAAGATCTCTCCTTGGTCTGACTCTCCTCGAACGCTTACACCGTGCTCATTACTTTCAATACAGCTGTACTGAAGCTGGCCTCCAGTTACCGGATCGTCAATTAAGAAGTTTTTAGTTGTTCCAGTGATCGTCCCATTGACTTGAAGCTTCGACGAAGGGTTAGTAACTCCTATACCGACATAACCATTACTTCTTATTACGAATCGATCTGTCCCATTGGTAGTGCCACTATGCGCCTTAATAGTAAAGGTGTCGTTTCCTGACCTCCTCCAAGCACTCAATGAGAATCCATACGCGCCACTTGCTGTAGTAGTACTCATAGCTATCGTTGTTAAACCAGTCTCGTTTGTAGTCGTAGTAGGTTGGAGCTTTATGAATGGATTTGTATATGCCGATGTGCTTTGCGCCTTTCTAATATGTAGCTTTTCTGTCGGGCTAGTCGTGCCAATACCAACGTCCCCATCGTTAGCGATTGTTAATAGGGCGGAGCCAACTGAGCTACCATAATGGCTCTTAATAACGAATTTGGGTGTAGCATTAGTGGTATATCTCCAAGCGTTTAATGATATTCCGTAATTGTCTGCTGTAGAAGTTCCTAAACTTATTGACGTTAATCCTGTAGTGTTTGTGGTTGAAGAAGGGTAAAGCTTTAAGAACTGACTTGTAAATGACGATGTGCTTTGCGCTTTTCTAATAGTAAGCCCTCCAGTCATCGTGCCGCCTGCTTTAGGTAGAGCATTGTCAGCCTTAGTGCCTTGTGTTGACGTTGCGAAGGATGAAGAACCATAACCATCAAAGGTGCCAGCGTTAATACCAGAAGTACCACTGACATCGACCGTCTTAATTGACGCTAAGAGTTGTGCTGCTGTCTGATCTGCTGTAGCTCCGTTCTCTACATTGAGTGATGACCTCAACTGAGCCATAGTAGATGGTCGCATGTAGTTATTACTCGCAGTGTCAACTTGAGTCATTACATATCCAATA